TTGCCTGATGAAGTCAACTGGCGGGATGAGGGCTGTGAGGTCTTTGGGTCCTGTTTGAATTGTCCGCTGCCGAGATGTGTGGAGGAGGAGCCGAGGGGGCAGCAGAGGTTGAGGTTAGCGGCGCGGGATAGGCGGGTGGTGGAGCTGAGGCGTAGCGGCAAAAGCGTCAAGGACATAGCCGGGCTTTTCGGAGTCAGCCGCAGGACCGTAGAAAGAGCCTTAAAAAATCAAAACGTAAAAGTCAAAAAATTTTGAGGTTTGATTTTTGATGTTTAGTCTTCAGTCACTCTCCCAGCTCGACCGCTCACGCTTCGCTGACTACAGGGCAAACCTGGACTTCTACAACGGCGAGCAGTGGGCGGAGAAAAGTAAGCATCGCCAGCTCGTTTTCAACTATGCCAAAATCGCCATAGACAAGGTCACATCCTACCTAATGGAAGGGCTGAACTTCGCCTGCGAGCCCGCAGGAGAGCAAACATCAAGTATCAAAGAGCAGAAAGAGATAGCACGGAAAGCAGAGCAGGTTATCTACAGCGTCTACGCCCAGAACAACCTCCAGGGGCTTGACTACGAGACCGAGGTTGATGCCGCCATACTGGGGGACGGCTGCTACAAGGTTACCTGGGACGCCCAGGAGAAGCGTATCAGGGTCACCAGCCCTGATGTCAACGGCATCTACGCCTGGTGGCTCGGAGACGACCTGTCAAAGGTCTGGCGAGTCGCCAGCCGGTACCAGCTAACTAAAGACGAGGTAGAGCTGCTTTATCAGCGCAGGACCGACAGGAAGGCGGTCACCATCACCGAGCTGTGGACGGATAAGCAGTTCAGCCTCTTTCTGGATAACGAGACGCTGGAGGACAAGCCCAACCCCTACGGATTTATACCCTTCGTCATCTTTCCCAACCTCAGGCAGCCGAAGCACTTCTGGGGCACGTCGGACATCCCCCCGCTGAGGCAGGGGCAAAGGGAGCTGAACCGGGCACTGTCTCAGCTATCGCGAATCCTCGAGGTCTCAGGGAATCCAATTGCAGTGCTTGAGGGCGTAGAGTCCGCCGAGGAAATCAAGGTCGCCCCGGGACAGGTGTGGACGATTCCGGAGGAGTCCAAAGCCTATCTGCTTGACCTGCTTGCCGGCGGCGGCATCAGGCTCCACGTGGACTATATCGACATGGTTTACCGCTGTCTGCACGATATCTCGGAAGCACCCAGGGCAGCCTACGGCGGCATCGAGAGAGAGCTGTCAGGCGTCGCCCTGGAGGTGGAGCTGCAATCCCTGCTCCAGAAGGTCAGGAGAAAGAGGACCATCAGGACGGCAGCCTACGCCAGGCGCTGCCGGATGATTCTGGCTTTACACAAAGTGTTCAACAAGCAGGACCTGACCGGCGTCAGCACCCGCATCATCTGGGGCGCGGTATTGCCCCAGGACAGAGCCAGGCTGGCTCAGAACGAGCAGCTTTTAGTCCAGTCAGGCGTCCATTCCAGGAGGACGGCTATGGACGAGCTGGGCATCAGGGACCCGGAGGCAGAGCTAGCCCGGTGGCTTGAGGAAAGGAAGCGCATCCTGGAGATGAACCAGCAGTTCAGGGCGCGCTCGGGCCGTGGCGGTGAGAGAGAGCGAGCAGTAGCCGCGGAAACCGAAAGTGAGTCTTTAACTGAATAAACGCCAGAAGAAGGAGAAACAAATTGGCAGATGAAACCAGAGTCGAAACCACCAACGAAACCCTCCGGCAGGAGCTTGAAGCCGAGAAAGCTAAGTCCCAGGAGCTTGTTGCAGAGGCTACTAGAGACCTTCAGGAAAAGGTAACCAGCCTGGAAGCCGGGCTGGCAGCCAGGACAGGGGAGCTCGAAACCCTGCAAGCCGAGCGACAAGCGGCTGGCGCCGAGCTTGAGGGAGCTAAGGCAGCCTATGCCTATGCCGTGGAGGACTACAGGCGGCTGGTGCTTCAAGCCAACCCAATGTTTACCCCGGACATCATCGGGGGAGACACCATCGAGGAGGTTAAGGCATCCGTGGAGAAAGCTAACGCCCTGGTGGGAAAGGTCAGGGAAGGCATTGAGGCACAGGCTGCAGCCCTGTCTCAGCTCAGCGCAGTCCCGGCAGGTGCGCCGGCCCGCAGCGGGCAAAGCACGGAAGGGCTGAGCACCAAAGAGAAAATCAACCTCGGGCTGGAGCAAGCCCGAAAGAAAAAGGAGCAGTAAACTATGTGTGCAATAGCACTAACCGAAGCAGCCAAACTGTCTAATGACGTTCTGCTGCAGGGCGTCATCGAGACCATACTCAAGGACAGCCCCATACTCCAGGCAATGCCGTTTATCGAGATCGTCGGCAATGGGCTGACCTACAACAGGGAAAAGACCCTGCCTACCGCCGAGTGGCATGCCGTAAATGCCGACTGGTCAACCTCCCCCACGCCGGACTTCGACCAGCTCACCGCAGTCCTGGCTATACTGGGGCAGAACGCCGATGTGGACAACTATATCAGGCAGACCCGCTCCAATATCCAGGACATCGAGGCAGCAATTATCGAGCTTACTGCCAAAGCCGTGAGGCACGAGTTTGAGGACAAGTTCATCTACGGCGACAGCGCCGGCGCCTCGAACCAGTTCGACGGCTTGAGGAAGCTCGTCGACTGCACCCAGGCAGGCACGCAGGTTGTCACCATGGGCGGCACCGGCGCCACGCTAACCCTGGCAAAGCTCGATGAGCTGATAGATGCTGTGAAAGGTGGTAAGCCGGACTTGCTGTTGATGAGCCGCAGGTCCCGCCGAAAGGTCACCGCCCTGGTCAGAGCCAGCGGCGCTTATATGGAGACCGTCAAGGGGCAATTCGGAGAGTTTATCCAGCTCTATAACGGCATCCCCATCGGCATCAATGACTGGGTCAAGGACACCCACACCCTGGCTTCCGGCTACGAGACCGCCGTTACCGGTGGCGCTAGCTCTACCATCTACGCCATCCAGTTCGGCGAGGGGGCTGTCTGCGGCGCTACCAACGGTGGCCTCCAGGTGGAGCCTGTAGGCGCCATGGAGGGCAAGGACGCCGCCAGAACCAGGATAAAGTGGTACGTCTCGCTTGCTGACTTCTGTGTGCAGAGACGGGCCGCTTTAATCGGAGTTCAGGATTAGATTGAAGGGTAGCCTGCAGCAGTCAGCAAACAGCTGATAGCTGTAGGGGCATCACCTCCATAGGGTGGTAGGGTGGGCAGGCATCCAGCGAGGATTTACTCCCGCTGGGATATGGGGAAAGGTGGGGGATAAGCGGGCTGGAAGCAGGAGCCGACGGCTTCATCCCCCACCGACAAAATCCCTCTCCCCTTGAGGGAGAGGTTAGGTGAGGGGAATAGACTAATGAACTTGAGCACCATGAGAACGCTGGTCAGGCGGGACCTGAAGGACGAGGACAGCTCTGACTATCGCTGGCAGGACAACGAGATAGACAGAGCCATCAGTAGGGCACTCTACGAGCTGTCCCGCTATGTACCCAGGGAGATGAAAACTACCATCGCTACCACGGACGGTAGCCGTGAAATAGACATCTCCAGCTTGACCGATAGAGTTTCGATTGACAGGGTGGAGTTCCCGGCGGGAAAGACTCCCAGGCAGTTTCAGCGCTTCGCCGTTTGCCAGGACGTAATAACGTTTATTGGTGCCGCAGAGGGAGACGGAGAGAACTGCCATGTGTACTGGTCTAAGGTTCATACACTGGACGGGAGCACATCTACCGTCCCCGGCTATCTTGAGGACGTCCTGGCTCTGGGAGCTGCGGCTTATGCCGTGTTAGCCCAGGCTCAGCTCCGAACAGACGCTGCCGGCTTCGGTGGGGAGCAGGCGGACAGGGACTATCTGAGCTGGGGGAATGGGATGCTCAAGCAGTTCACCGCTCAGCTAAGGCGTTTCGGCAGAGGTCGAAAGCTCAAAATAAGCCAGTTCTATCAAGGAGACGACACAGAATGAAGTCATTGCCTGTCATTCTGAGCGAAGCGAAGAATCTCATAAAGAAGGAGAAGAATATGACAAAGTCAAAGATTGAACAAGGTCTACCCAGGACCAAGGAGGGTTTGCCGTGGCAGGCTTACGCCATAGTTGGCGACAAGGAAGACCCGGAGACGTGGAAGCTGCCGCATCACACCAAAGCCATCTTCAGAGCCATCAAGGGCAAGATAGGCCATTACAAGACCACGGACTGGGAGCACACCGCGGCAGCCGTGGCAGCACTGAGCCGTGGCGGATTCCGGGGTAAGCGGGTTGAAGCTACCGAGCAGCAGATACTTGACGCCGCCAGGCACCTGATGAGGCATTACACGGAAAACGGCAAGACTGTACCCGATACACTGTCGGCCCTGGTCGAATAAGCTGACAGACATAAGCTAAAAGAAAGAAGGAGGAGAAATGTTACAAAAGTTTTTAGACGGCAAAAAGAAGTACAGCGCCTTTATCATCACGGCGCTGGCAACGATGATTCCCCTGTTCATCCAGGACCCCGAGGCACAGAAAACCGTCATGGACTATGTGCCAACCGTGGCAGCAGCCCTTGCCGGCATCTTCTACATCGTAACTCAGGGCGGAGTCGACAAAGAGAAGGAGAAGGCCAGAGCAGCTCTGGCTGCTGACGGCACAGCTACCAGCGCCCGGGCGGATGTACCAGCCCAGCCAGCGCAATCACAACTGCAATCTCAGCCTGTGCAGACAGAGCCTCCAGCGGAGCCGCTTGACTTGAAACTCTTCCATGAGCGTGTGCTGAATGATGTCGCAGCCAAGTACTCGGAGCAGAACGCGGCCACGGTATTTTATACCGCCAGAGACAAGGGGACGGTGACTACCTGCCATGACATCAAGCAGGCACAGGACTACTGGGATTACCTGGTAACTCTAGCCTATGACGCCGAGCAGTACGTGAGGGAGGTCACCAACGTTGACCAGCCCGGGCCGTGCAAGGTGCGCTCACCTGAGCACGTGTATATGCAAAATGAGCTGTCGAAAATCATCAGGTACCGTGACAACGTGTACGCCATAGCTCAGAAAGGCATTGACTGGAGAGCCAGGCTAGGTATGAATGATACGCTGTGGCATGTTGGAGTCCTGGCTGAAGAAATGCTGAAGGGATTAAAGCTATGAGAGGAGATGGCAGCGATAAAAAGCGTTGCCGCAGTCGAATACTATCGCTGGAATCAAATTATCCGAAGGGGGGCATTATGGCCATTGTCGCCATCATAATCACCAGAACCAAAATTGTGATTAGCCCCATTATCACGTTTCTATTCAGCATCTTGCCTGTTTCTCCCAAAGTGAGTGCGACAAAGCTAGTGTAATTTTAACACTCGTGCGTCATAATTTCTATAGGAAATTAGTACTATATTAAGCAGGTAAATAGTCACCTGTCATTGCGAGCTAAGCGTGACAATCTAATCTTTGTCATCATATAACATCGCTGGAATCAAAAATGCGCAGCCTAAGCGACGTCCTACTGGAGACGCAGAAAAAGGGCACTCCCAGAAAGCCCCTGGTCAAGCTCGAGGTACAGGCTTATGACCATCCCGCCCCCTCCTCGAGCATCCAGTGGGAGCTTTTCGGCTGGCAGCGCTTATACTCAGGCAGCGAGGCTAAAGACTGCCACGGCGTCGCCATTCCCGGGGACGGCAGCCTTATTCGGGTACGCAAATCAGGCACCGACCTCTACCTGTCGAGAATAACTAATCCGGGTACATCGAGCGACTACTCCCAGTGGGGTTCGTCTTTCGGTGGCGTCCCCTCCGATGCCAAAGTCGCCATCGCCGCTAAAGGCGTAGCGGTTATGGTTGTCTCTATGGACGCATCCTCACTGTGGCGCCGGGAGTCATCCGATAACGGCGCCACCTGGGGTAGCTGGACGCAGATGTCCAACGCCCGACCCTGTGAAAGGGGCGTAGCCATAGCCTATAAGCCCAACGGCGACTGCGCCATCGTCCACGCTTCGGACGTCAACGACCCCACCAGCCTGTACTTGCAGAAAAGGACATCAGGCACATGGAGCACAGGCTTGGGTCAGCGAGCCGGTGACTGGGAGATAGAGGACTTAGCCATGTACTACGACGGCGACTGGAATATCATCGCCCTGGTTTTAGAGGGCAGCTATCTGTCAGTGATGCGCATGGTCTACGGAGACGGCTACAAGGTAGCTGTCGGCACCTGGGTGGAGGATGCCAAGATTGGTCTTGGCAGAGCCAGGGTAGATGTTGCCTCACAGGTGAGGATGAGGCAGTTCAAGGTCGGTTGGCCTGTGGGCTTTCGCAGGATGCAGCCATTCGGTCCTTGGGAGCCGAGAACCGCATCAACATACTGGGAGAGGCATCAGGCAGTGGTCGAAGCGCTGGCTGGCGAGACGCTGGACGTCTCGGGTCCATTCCTGGTTAAGCCATCTAACTGTCCGGTGCTGCTATCAATAGCTAGACAGAACCAGCCCTGGCTATTTCGCTTAAAGCCGGGGAGCGATTTTTTTGACTACGACTGGAACAAAGCCAGCTTCATAGACACGGTGGCCTCCAGGGGCATGGCTATAGCCTGTGACAGCTACTATATCTGGGCTACGCAGGCAAATGAGGTCTGGCGGTCAGCCCTGCCGAGCTACTGGAGTCCTCCCACCCCGGGCAGTGGCGCCGGCGATAAAATTACCATCCCCGTGTCTAAAATAGTCCGCATCGAGGAAGCCGTAGACCCGGAGCAGCAGTCAGAGCTGGCGGTGGAGCTGGACAACTCCAAAGGCACGTACAACGCACCTGGAGAAGGCTCTCTAGCCGTAATGAAGCGAGGTAGCAGGGTCAATTTACACATTGGCTACAAGACCAGCTCGGGCGACCAGCTCTCAGAAGCCGCCAGGTATTTCATTGAGGGCATGGAATACAAGCGAGACCCCAACACGGCAGCCTTTATCCTTCACTGCATCGACGCCTGGGGGCTACTGGAGCGCTACCAGTTCAACAAGCCGGTGGAGTGGAATATCGGCTCGGACGAGTTCACCTGCTACCAGCTAATCGGGAAGGTAGTCCAGTCCGTAGGGGGGACGCTATCTTACAAGTCTTACTCTAGCCTTATAGTCAGCCTTTACCCCAGGCTCGACGTTGGTGCCGGCGAGTCGGCAGCCAGCGTCTTAAGAAGGCTGCTTAACCTGGTGCCGGACGTTATCTTTTTCTTTGGCCTGGACGGCTACATCGTTCACCCCCAGTCAGGAGATAGCGCAGTTTATAAGTACAAGTTTCCAGCGTAAGAGGCAAGAGGCGGAAGGCAACAGGACTCACGCCTCAAGACTCATACCTGTTGCCTAATAATCCTAATATATAAAGGGAGGAGAAATAACCATGGCCAACAGTCTTTACACCAAAGCCAAGCAGGGTCTAATTGACGGCAGCATAGACCTGGACACGGATGACATCAGGGTCGTCCTCGTTGACGGCGCCGACTACACCCCCAACCTGGCCACCGACGACAACCTTGACGACGTTCCTTCGGCAGCCAGGGTAGCCGTCAGCGGAGCGCTGCAGAACAAGTCGGTCACCGATGGCGTCTTTGATGCTGATGACATTGTTATCAGCTCAGTATCGGGAGACCAGTTCGAGTACCTGGTGCTCTATAAGCACACCGGCACCGAGAGCACCAGCCGGCTGATCATGTTCATAGACACAGCTACCGGCTTGCCCTGCACCCCCAATGGCTCGGACATCACTGTAGCCTGGGACAACGGCGCCGACAAAATCTTCCGCCTATCCTAGCTCCCAATGTCATCCTGAGCGGAGCGAAGGATCTCGAAGCGAATAATTTCACAAGGAGCGAAGTGACTAAATGGCAACAGCTTGTGTAATTGGGTATGAAACAGTTGGCGGTAGCTATGATAATGGTGGCACTTCGGGGACTAATGTTCTTCGTACCTGTAAATTCACTATCTCAGCCCCCGTAAAAGTCAGCCAGATTAAAGTTTATTTTGTCAATGTCAGTGGATCGTATAATTGCTACACACGTTGCGGTATCTATGAAGACGATTCTGGCTATCCTGGGAATAAGATAGCTAACTCGGAAACAAATACTATAAATGTTAAAACTTTTGGCTGGAACGCTTTTGATTGCACCTCCGCAGTTGAATTATCGGCTGGCACATATTGGCTGATGGCAAACTGCTATGTTTCTACCACCACAATAGGGCGTATGAGCTATGATGCTGGCAGCTCAAATCAATTTTATAGAAAAGAGGGCAGCTATGGGGGTTCGTCTCCCACCATCCCCGACCTCTTCCCCTCAGGTAGCACAGGCTACGCTTATAGAGCTTCGATTGGTGGCTGGGGCATTTTCCTTCTTAAGCCCTCAGGTTTGAGCCAGCCTCTAGCCTACGGCACACCCACAGTACAAACCGCAGCCCTTATCATCTATCCCCCAGGTCTGGAAGTTGTCATAGCTTATGGGACACCCACGCTAATCTATCCGCAGACCATGTCGCCTCCAGGCCTTGCCGTCACCATTGGCTACGGCACACCGTCAGTCGGTGTAGTTGGATACATTTATGTCCCGGGGCATCAGCAGCCTATAGCTTATGGCATGCCCACCATCTTGAAGTATGTCTGGCATGTCATCCTGGGCGGCAGCTACATTACCGAATCCCCGGAGACAAACCGAGCCTACGTTATTGGCAGGGACCAGTACGGCAACCCTGTCTTTGGTTCTGCGGTCGACAGTATCGAGCTGGGACTTGTGGGTGAGAGGTTAGACTTCCAGCAGGAGCTAGCCATCCCCACTACTGCTCAGGCAGGGGCAATGGCCGATGCCGTACTCTCCAAAATTAGACTTACCGGAAAGAGTGGGGTCATACTCATCCCGCCAAACTGCGGCCAGGAGCTGTTCGACGTGGTAGAGATAAACGATAGCAAGGGAAACCAATCAGCCGTCAAATTTCGAGTTGTCGGTATCAGGTTCGAGTACAGCCCCAGGCAAGCCCGCTACTACCACAAACTAACACTCGGAGCCCCTTAG